GATATCTTAAGTTGCTGTGACCAACGCATGGTACAAGAGGCCAAAAAAGTCTTTAAGAATCCTATCTACACTAGATCAAATTGGAGCCAATCAAACAATTGTATAGCATATCCTGATTTGCCTTACAAGGGAGATAAGCGAGAAGATGACCCATGGCACTGGAACTCAGGACCTCATGCTATTAATATAGCCTGTAAATCATCTCGTGCTGGATGGATGGGTCGGCGATCGAACTTAATTTTTTTGATTGGGTTTGATTTAACTAATAAAAATCAAAACAGAGTGAATAATGTTTATAAAGACACAGAAAATTATAGTGATTCAGATTCCAAACCTGTAGATCCGAGATATTGGCACTATCAAATAGCAAAACTTTTCGAGTGTTATCCTAAATGTTCTTTTGTCTGGGTGGTTCCAAATTCGATCAAAACTCCTGCAACGTGGACACATGAAAACTTTTTTAGAGAGACTATTCATAATTTTCAGAACTTCATAGATCATTGCGAGGACAAGTCTAGTAACCTAAATATATTTTTAAACAACATATGACAGCATTCGTGATAGGCAATGGTGAAAGCAGGAAAAATATTCCTGTCGATGATCTAAAAAAACATGGCATGGTTATAGGGTGTAACGCAATTTACAGAGATTTTAATCCCCATTTTGTCGTAACTGCCGATCCTGATATCGCCTTGGAAATATCAAAATCAAAATACATTGATAGCAATAAGGTGTACACATCATATAGAGATATATCAAAATTGCATGATAACTTTATACTAGAAACAAGAAGAAAAAGATTTTGTGCAGGAATTAAAGCGTGTATGGTAGCAATAGAATATGGACAAAAAGAATTGTATCTGCTAGGAAACGATCTAGGATCCACCAATGGGTTGATCAATAATTGTTATAAAAATACTCCATGCTACAAAAAAAATTGGGAAGATGATAAATCTCACGAGATACACATTCCTCAATACATTTCTTTGATTAGGAATAACGGTAATATTAAGTTTATAAGGGCGATGGGGAAGCAATCCCAACAAATACCCGAGTTCGCTAAATTAAAAAATTACAACGAAATTAACATCGCAGATTTTATTTCAAACTTTGAATTGTAAATTGATTATTTTCAAACTCTAAAGTTTTTAGTCCTAATGCTTGATTTAATCTGTCTACTATATCAAAATACATTTTATCTTTTCGATAAGGTGAAAGATGTTGTTTCATGATCGGATGTTGATCGAAATCTTCATAGATCAAATAATCATCAAACCTAATTTTAAGGCGTTCTAATCTTTTTAATTCTAAATTTATTTGCTCAATGCTATATGGCAGTAAAAAATTATAGATATTGCAAGCAAGATTAAAAACTTGATCAGATTCTATGTCAGTTATGTGCATTTCCTTTTTTGATTGGAAACATTTTAGGAACATTTCATTGTCAGTGCTATGAGAAACACCTGTGATTCGAGCTGCAGATGATGAAACTATCGAGGACACAAAATCTTTCCTCCACAACAACGCAAATCCATAATTGTGTCCGGCAGTTAGTTCTATGTCGTTGAATATTTTCCTAAATGCACTACATTGTTCCCCTACCACTTTTATGACACATTTGTGATCAGGGTTCAACAGATAGTTGCGGTCTATGTTAATGCCCAATTTTATAAATTGATGCGGCGTATCTATGTCCATGCTTTCTATAAATTTAGGATATGTCTCATTGTAAGATCCTACACTTTGCCATCCGTATGTGTGTCCACTTGAAAAATCTTTTAATAGATAGGGCGAATCCCACGGATGATGGCAATCAAAGACTTCATCCAAGTTTTGCATACCATGTATGTGAGAAATCACAGCACTTACCAAAGTGGAACCACTGCGCCAAAAAGGATCTAGCACAAATATCTTATCATACTGCCTAGAAAAAACGCTCATTTGTAATAATTATCGTTTTTGTATAACCATAAATATTATTATGGGACGTGAACAACAAAAAGTTGTTGTGTATTGGGATGATCATCTCAAAGGACATGCTTTCCTTTACCACAAACCTCGTTCTAACACCATGATCATATCAGATGGAGTGTACGATCACGAAATAGACGCTGAGAATTCGGCATGGTTTTGTTGTTTTGCAACTAACGACGAAAGAGAAACCATAGGGTTCGTCAAAGAAAACCACTGCAAGATGGTATCTGTGCATTAAAAATTTAATCTTTCTGTAACAAAATTTTAATTGATGTTATACTAAATTACAATATGGATCAAATCACCCTGTGGATGGCCCTAGGCTTCTTGTTAGCGGCTTACTCGGTCATCGCCAACGATTCAGTTCAAACCCTCGGAACTTGGATCGTATCAAACAATGAACGTTTTAAATGGACCACACTGTGGTTAGCCAGTTCCGTCGTGCTACTATGGGCTCTGTGGTATGGATGGTATGTACACGCAGGTGACATATCCTATGGTAGATTGAACAAGATACCATGGCAGGAAGTCAAATGGTACCATGCCCTGGCTCCCGCACTGCTACTCACACTGACTCGTGTGGGCATACCCGTGTCCACATCATTCCTTGTGCTGTCTGCGTTTGCTTCCACATTTGTGCTGGAAAAGATGCTGATGAAATCCATCATGGGATATGCTGTGGCAGCCGTGGCTGCCTATGCCGTATGGATAGTGATAACCAAACTGGTGGATGAAAAACACGATCCTGTAAAAGAACAACACAAACCCTATTGGCGCACAGCACAATGGATTACCACAGGATTTTTGTGGTGGACTTGGCTGAGTCATGACATGGCCAATATTGCTGTGTTCCTTCCAAGGCAGATACCATGGGACTTGATGGCAACCATTTCCGTTGTATTTGTGGCAGGATTGGGATTCATGTTTAGAGAACATGGTGGTCGCATACAAAAAATTGTGTTGGAAAAACACAACACAAGGTATGTGAGATCGGCCACACTGATTGATCTATTCTATTGGTTGGTGCTTTGGTTTTTCAAAGAACTCAATGACATTCCTATGAGCACAACTTGGGTGTTTGTTGGCTTGTTGTGTGGCAGAGAATTGGCCATGGCAACTGTGTTAGGTGCAGGCAAACTCAAAGTGGTGTTTCCTTTGATAGGCAAAGACTTCATTAAAATGATCACAGGATTGTTGGCATCAGTTGGCATTGTGGTAACCATCCACTATGTGTTAATACCAAATGGGTTCTAATGAGTTATCCACAAATCTGCATTCAGTACACACTTAATTAATATTTGCTGAGACTATATAAAGCGGTATGCTTTGTGGTTACCACAACATAGTGGTTGCTATTTGGTGTACAACTATTATATAATAGACCAAAGAGGAGACTATACTATATGAAAAAACTAATAGCACTTATGATTGCTTTAGGTTTTGCAGGTGTTACACAAGCTGCCACTATAACCGGTACTGTGGAAGTGGATATTACAGAAAACGCGAGTAATGATTACATCTCAACTGAATCAATCAAATTTGATGTGAACGGCGACTCAGGAGTTGCTTTTGGTTACATCAAAGCAAAAACAAACTCATCAGATCAGTTCATCATGGATGAATATCAGATTGGTGCAAACATCACAGACACTGCGTCTGTATCATACGGTGAACAGGGCGACATCTTTATCGGTGGCGGGCTTGAAGCTGTGGGTGCAAACACACTTGCTAACCCAAGTGATGCAGGTGAGAGCATCATCGGTAACTTCGGTGCACTATCAGTGAGAGGATTATTCACAGACACAGACACAGACATTTCTGATTTCTCAACCATCCAAGCAAAGTACACAACAACAGTGAACAAACTTTCATTGGGTGCATCAGTCAATCACACAATCTCAAATGACAACAACATCTTTGCAGGTTCTGTAGCATTTGACGTTAACGAATCAGTAAACTTGTCCACAGTTGTAACACATGACGAAACATTGGCAAATGAAGTTGCTTACGAGTCAATCGTAGCAATGGGTCCTGTTTCAGCATATGTCGACGGTGACGAGGGTGACTGGTCAAAGAACGTAGGTGCAGGCTACAAGTCAACTTGGAAAGATCTTGGTTACTATGTAGAAGCAAACTACAATTTAGACTCTAAAGATGTGACACCAGCAATGGGTGTTTCTGTAGCATTCTAATAAATCCCAACAAAATCGGGGGTTTTTGCCCCCGATTGACACATTTTCCAAATATTATATAATAAGTGTATGATGAAGCCATACAAAATAATCCAGGAACTGGAATCCGACAACTCGCGAATATTCAAAGAGGGTGTGATCGCCCGTGAAATGCTGGCAGGCAATGATGAATTCTTTGAAGGCATTAAAATAGCATTAGACAAATTATATGTGTTCAACATACAAAAAGTTGACACACTCAAAGAGGATGGTCCAGGATTGGACAGAGAATCCTTTTGGGATCTACAGCATCAACTGAACCACAGACTCGTTACAGGCAATTCAGCCAGAGATCTTGTGACAGAACGCATGGCCCAGGCCACCTGTGAAGAATGGAATGATTGGTATCGCAGGATTCTTATCAAAGATTTAAGATGTGGAGTTTCAGAGAAGACCATCAACAATGTTGCAAAAAAATTGAAGTTAGACAAATACAAGATTCCTACTTTTGATGTCATGCTGGCACACGATTCGGCCAACCATGCCAACAAGATGCATGGCGAAAAGTTCATTGACTACAAGTTGGATGGTGTGAGAGTGTTGGCATTCTTTGATCCTGACAAAGGCACCGTGGCAATGTACACAAGGAACGGCAAACAGTTGCACAACTTCGTTCACATTGAAGATGAGATCCGTGAAAAGATCCTACCTTGCTTCGAAGTGCCAACCATACTAGATGGCGAAATGGTGAGTTCAAGTTTCCAGTCACTGATGAAACAAGTACACAGAAAAGAAAATGTAGAAGCGGATGATGCCGAGTTTGCTGTGTTCGATATCATATCACAACACGAATTTTCGAAGGGAAAAAGCATATTGGGTTGTTCAGACAGAGATGCTGAACTGAGAGCATTATTTAAAACCGTGCAATGCCATGATATATTTCCATTGGAAAAACAGCGAGTCAATCTGGACACACCCGAAGGCTACAAAAGATATTTAAAAATAAACAAAGAAGCGGTTGAACGAGGCTTTGAAGGTGTGATGATCAAAGATGTTGACGCACCATACGAGTGTAAGAGATCACATCACATGTTAAAAGCCAAACCATTCATCGAAG